TTGCTTTTGAAATCCTGCTGTAGCAAATTTCATTACTTCGTTTAGTTTTTCTTGGGCTGTCATTGTTTTGTCGAGTTGTAATCCGTATCGGCTAAACAAGTCAAACCTTCCAGACTTCATGGAACGAACAAGTAACATCATCGCTCCCTGCATTCCCATTTTTAACCGTGCAGACAAACCAACTGCCGCTACGGCTAACTTATCTAATTTATCTACAGGAGCGCCCATTGAAGCGGCATACGCCATAGCGGATCTTGTGGCATCATCTCCAATAGTAGTGTTCTGTTGGATTTGGGATATTACCTTTTCATATTTAGGAATAAGATCATTTACACTACCACCTAACATACGAATAGACAACTCCAAATCTTTTACAGACTGCTCTTCCTTTGCCCACGCCCATACTCCTGCCACGGCTGTCCCTACGGCTGTTGCCAATGCCGCCCCTACACCCGCGGCAATAGTTTTCCCTATATTAGTGACAAATCCTTTTGCCATTCCCTCCGCCCTAGCAAAAGCCTGTTCTAATTTAGAAGTCTCGCCCATTATATTGATGTAGGCGTCCCCTAATACTGTGGAACCTAAACTCATAGCACCTCATCTAAAGATAAGACAGTTTTTCCAAGTTGCTTTTGTTTGGCTTTCACTAAAGCATCAAACTGGTCTGGTGTGTAGGTAACGTCTGCAGATCTAGACCTTCCCCTCCCTACTCCACTTACTCCACCAAACAAAGAAACAGTCATTTTAATTTTTTCCAATATAGCTTCTTGCAGACACTGCATCTGCTTCAAATTCAATTCACCTACTTGCTCAAAAGTGTAGTTAGAATTGGCCACAATAAAAGCTACTTCCTTCGATATTTCAGAAGGAGTCGGGGAGGCTTGTACCTCCCCTTGTCCTACTTTTTTTCCGACCCCCCATTTATCAGTAATTTGATAATGGAGTCCAGACCTTCACTATGCTCGACAATTAAAGATTTTATCTCTTCCCTAGTAATGGATGGCTGATCCTTTACCAAGGCTTGAAACAAAAGCTCCTCTACTGCCTTTAAGGAATAAAGTAGTTCCTTTGCCTGCTCCATCAATTGCATTCCTTTTGGAATAGCTGCCATGGTTGCTTCCACTAAATAAGCAACCTTGTCCTTACCTTCCAAAACAGATGATACTTTCTGGATGTTTGCTAAAGCCTCGGACACTGCTTCTGCTTCTGCCCAAGCAAACACAGATTTAATTGGAAGCAATCGAGCCTTAAAAGTTCTTTCACCAATCTTCAATTCGATTGCTTGGTCCAGCACTTGCCACATTTCTGCCGACATGATTTCTCCTTATTAAGCGATAGCAACAGAACCTGTGAAGTTCATCTCAACGTCGTAGGTAACTTTCCCATCCACAGGAACTCCAATACCCACGCGGTGCAAATGAACAGAACCTGTAAAGCTCGAGCCGCCAGATGCTTTTGTTTTTAACGTACACGCACTCATGCCAGTTGCCGGAGCAACAGAGCCCTGCACATTAGCGGAAACCGTCACTCCTTTCAGCCCTTCAATGAACTCCTTCCATCCGCCTCCTGCCATAGAAGTGGCATCCAAGCTTTCCGTCACCACATCAGCATTCCAACTAATAACTTCTGACATTCCGCTGGGACCTTCAATTGATCCACCATATCCTGCAATAGCCGTTGTCGCCATAACTACCTCCTTTGTTTGTTACTTGTTACCTAATATGTACCGAAATCCTAAGTTAATTGAATACCCACCACTGTCAGGATCCCGCATGGGGTTCCCATCATCAGTCTGTCTTGCATAAATAACCTTCCTAGCTGTCATAGTCAATTCCTTATCCTGATACAAACTTATCAGGGCAGCCTTTGCTGTACTGGATTCGCCCATATTATTTGGACTGGAAATTGTGAACTGGATGCTACATTCGGAAGTTGATGTTCCGCCCATAGTAAACTCGATAGGGCTTCCCAACGGAACGATGACTATATATGTCCCTGTAATTGTTTCTGGAGCACTATTCAACCACATACCTCCAGGGGAAGCTGCCCGTAAAGCTATAGCTGCTGCATCAGTAGTGTGAGCATAGGCTGCTATAATGCCTTGTAACAAATTATCCATGTCTTACAATCTCCAGAATTTTCTTTTTATTCCGTAGTACGGCCGGGCGTAAATAAGGTCTAGCTTGCATTTTAGCTGTACCAACTTCCAGATAATAAGCATAGCTATGTCCGCCTTCTTGCTCGGGTTTTAAAGTGCTTCCTACCCGCCGTGTCAACTTATCAGGAGCGTCAAAGGTTATGGATCTCCTTAAATGTCCCGTCTGAACAAAGGGAGGCTGACCCGGTATAGAATGATGTTTTCGCTTCCAGGATTTACTGCTGTTCTTTTTAAACCCCCCTTTTCCATCAGGCTCGGCTGGCGGATTTCCAAAGGACTTCACTACGTCATTGACAACCATGATGGCCGCCGTATCCAATCTAGCGGCCACCTTATTCTTATACTCTTCCATTACCTTTTTGCCAAAAAATATGACAGTCCCAAATATCATTATACTTTTCCTATTTGCTTACGCTCTAAATCTATTTGTAAATGCCTATCCATAAAATTGGGATTATGAATCTGGACTATGTCATATTGAATGTCCTCTACCTGAACCACGTAGGAATTGAGCACAGTAGCAACATCGCAATATAATCTATAGCTCCCATCAATTCCTACACGTAAAAGCATCTCCCGCTCCCTTGCTGAAAGCTGGCGGAGCAGACAAGAATGGGGACCAGAAACCGTACCCAAGGTTACGGATTGTCCGCCGTAACTATCCGCTTGAATAGTTTGAGCCAAAAAGATAGCTTCTTTATTTAACAACCCGGTGAACATGGTAATCCTTCTAAAAATGAGGTTGTTATTTCTAAAACGTTATCTATTTCATATTCCTCTACATGCTCTGACACGGCCTTCCGAACAGGGTTAGCTACAAACGACTCTAAAATAGCTGCTGTCATTTCGTCTACATCTACCATCATCTGTAATGCTCCGGGAACGGTATTAATCATCTTACCACTGCATAACCAACCTGTCTTGGTAACTTCCCCCGCGCCACCAAACTTAGGAGCAACAACAGGACAACCAGCAGCTTGTGCTTCTATCATGGGAATGCCGAACCCTTCCCCATAACAAGCGTTGATGTGGACGTTGCTGGCATTATAGATGAGATTGAGGAAGTTTGTTCCTAGTGCTCCGCAAGAATATTCCCACAAAGGAGGGAAGATCACAGAGGCTTCAGGAACGCCATATAACTCCATAACTTTAAATAGGTTTATCCCGTCCGAAAAATATCCGCTCGGGTCCGAATGGACATAAAGCAAAGCATCTGGATGAACCTTTAAAACGTTTGCCCAAGCTTCAAATATAACAGGAAAGTTTTTACGCCAGCCGGTGTTACTCGAAACAACGTTGGCTATCTTTCGTTCCTTGGGAAGATTCTGCTTAAAGACTTTTGTAAGGGAAGCCCTGGCTTGCTCCATTCCCCCTTCCATAACAAAATACTCATTCCGACTATACGCGCATGGCATATAAACACTATTCATTTTAGCCTTTGCCAAAACACCCTTCCCCCATTTGGTAGGAGCAAGTCTATACTTACTGGCTTGCAAAGGCTTTGTGTTATCCACCATAACAGGATCGCTGTCCACTGGTACCCAAGAAATCCACGGCATTCTTGAGAGCACTTCCGGATTAAATATAAAGCAATCAATAAAGGAGAGAACCCAATCAGCTTTACAATGTTTCCAATGGGACTCGACCACATCCATCCCATATACGGAAGAGTGGCTGGAGTGAGGAAACAATCTCACCTGTTTCCCGAAGTAGTTTACCTGCTCCACTGCGCCGTATAGTCCACTGGTACAAGATACATCCACATCGTATCCCCGCTTGCACAAGCCCTGAACGAAAAGCTTGGTTTGTGTTCCATACCCTGTCGGAATGTTAGGTTTAACTGAATGCCAAAGGATTCTCATATTACCTTTCTACGAAATAAATCCAACTCTTGTTTATAGCTATCAAAAATGGAAACAACATCGGACCGTTTGGAATAAGAATAATCACCAAGCGACTCTGAAGAAAATTGCCCCGACTTACTTACTCCCGACCAAACATCCATCAACAATTTATTTACCAGGAATAAAAGTCCTGCCGGCAAGGTACCTTCGCCTTCATCCGTAGGCAGCTCGTAGCCAGCTTTATAGGAAACAAATAGTTCTGTTCCAGCAGCTACTCCCCATGTCAGTCTAACAATATCTTTATCCCATTCCTCTACTGACATTTCTGCTTTAAAATCAGGGATGTATAAGGAGACCTTGTCGGGATATAAAGCAAACAATCCAGACTTGGGTTTAGTATTTACAGTGGGATAGTTTTCATAGGTGGAATTAATGTCAAAATTCCAACCTGATAGAGCTTCGATTGCAGCCTTTAGAGTAGCGGCTGTTTTATAGTCTGCAAATTCTAAAGAGCTAGAAGACGCAGTTCCAGTGGAATTTGTTTTCCTTAGAATAAGTTCTGTCGTTGTGGTAGATACGGAAGCTTTTACCGTATCAGAAGCATTATTGTAAACCTCTCCTAACTCCAAAGTGTATGGCAACACTTCATATATCTCGACTATAGGCCAGCTAGGAAGCCGAATGATGTCCCCGGCTAACGCGGTAACATAATCCGTTCTTTCAGCCAGCTCCATATTCTCAATTCCCAAATATTGAGCAATCATATCGGATACCTGGGTGATCAAGACCGTTAGCTGAGCATCAGAGGTAGTGCCTGTGATTCCTGCATAAGTTTTAAATCTGGTCAATGTGGTCAGATTCATTTTGAATCCTTATTTTGTTTCCGGGGCTTGCTTCATCATCTTATCAGCAACCGGTTTCAACATGGCTTTTTCCCGAGCCGTAACTTGAACGACGATTTCCATATTTTTTGGCAGTCTATGGGACGTCGCTTTTAATCCCTGAGCAAAGATGAATCCGTCCGATAATACCCGAATCCCGACGGCTGAGTAGGGTTTGGCTATAACTTCTAGCCTTAAGGGTGCGAATTTCGCGTTTAAACGGCTCTCTAACGGCCGATCAGCACCTAAGCTAGGACTTATACCCTCTTTGTCCTTCAAACCATTTGTAGGCGATTCTACAGCGTTTTGGCTTTCCTTAGACTCCACGGGATTTTTTGGCTCCTTAACAGCCACCTTTGCTTTCTGCTCTTGCTCCACTTTACCGCGATTGATTGTCCTAGCCATTTCCTATTCCTTTCATTTGAGATAAAGAACCACGATTCCCTGCGTGTTACTTCCACAATTGTCCACCGCCAACGTCAGCCGGTCATTGACAACATACGGATAGAAGTTTGTCTGTCCACTAATGACGGTTGAATAAAAAGGCACCCCGGTAAAAGCATTCGTCGCCGAAAGGTCACTACCAAGGCCAGCCAAAACGTCCACACCATAACTATCCTTCAAAGTGATATCGTAATCAGCCAATGGAACAGCCGTAGCGTCCGGTTGGAAAACCACCCGAGCAATTTCCCCGCGAATGAAAGCTGTTGTTCCGGTAGCACGATTATTGGTAGAGGATAACCAACTCACAATTACCTTTTGCGGATAGGTGTTGTATTGAGTATCGGTAACCGTCCCTTCTCCCCTCACTATCAAACTTGTTAACCCTGCCACCAGTCCAATAAATCTTATCCAAATTTTTTTCATATGTCCTCCATAGGCTGGCCGGGCATCCTATATCCCGGCCAGCCTATATTCCTTTTATTCACCCAAAACGGATTTTGTTCCGATGTACGTCATAATGTTGGTCGTTCCGCCCAAACCCAAGTTGGTCACGATGCAAACCGCATAACCCGGGAAGGCAGTGGCCGGGGACAGATTGGTTACGGCGTTTCCATCGACCGCAGATAGTACAGAACCTTCCGCAATCTTTGCCGCGTCAAGATTAGTAATGGCATTGCCATCAACCGCAGTCGCAACCGTTCCGGCTACCAGACTGGCCGCGCTAAGGTTGGTCAGCGATCCGCCGTCTTTAAGGGCAAGCTTGGTAAGCTCCGAATCAAGCGCCGGAATTTCAAGGTAAGACCACCCGTTTGTTGACGCGGCATGGATCAACATCAAGCCAGCAGCCGCAACATCATTCGTGCTGCCCGCCGTGTAAACAATGCTCAAGGAATTCGTCCCGGCGTTATACAGCACGACAGACTGGCCAAGCTGTGCACTAGACGGAGCTACTAGCGTCACCACGGCGGTATCGGCGTTTGTAGGACCTGTTATACTTGCTTGGGCAGACGCTATAGTGACCGTGGCAGATTCGTTGGTGCCTAAAGCTTCCGTTTGTTCTCCAACAGAAATACCACCAAAGGAAAACGCTGCACCATCCGCACCCACAAAAGTCACGATACCATTCGTGCCAACCTTAAAAAGAACCGTTCCATCAGCGGCGCTCTTTATCTGAAAGTCACCTTGTCCGCTCGGTCCAGTCATTTCCACTTTTACATTTTGCGCAAGGAGCGGAATTGCCGCCAAGCCTGCGCAAAGAATCAACATAATTTTCTTCATGTTCCCTCTCCTTGCTATTAAGACTTGGGAAAGGTTAGTTACTTCCCCTTCCCGCATCAATTTAACTTACACAAACGACGGCATGGTTTCCGCACCAGCAGCGTACCGAGGCTCATACAGTTCATAGATAAGCGTATGGGCTTCAGTCGCCGTAGTGATGTCCGCCAGATCCAAGCGGATGTAGGTATTCTCCGAGCCGAGCGTATCACTATCCAGCATAGCGCTCGTAACTTCAAACACATACAACGCGGTCTTGTTGCGAACACCGGCAGCGCAAGTGGCAGCTTTGACATGCGTCAAATCCCCACCAGTCGTCGCGTTCAACAGGTCCTCATTCTTCCAGTATTCAGCAAAGGCCAACGCCGTGTTCGCCGTACTAGTGGAACCCTGTTTCAACGTTACCGCACCACCAACCACCGCCGCATCGTTACAGGTAACGATCAATGAAATCCGGCAACGGTTGTAATACTTCATGTTGACGGAATTAGTAGTCGTCTGCAAACCACCAGTCCCACCAATAGCATCCCGAACAACAATCCGGGAATTTTCAACTAATCTCGTTCCTTGCATAACTCCTCCTTTATTGGATGTTAATGTTTGTTCTGTCTCGACTTACGAAGCCGCCAGTTTCACAACCGGGGCAAGCGTATCGCCGTACACGCCTTGGTAGGCAGTATCGGTTTCGTTCTGGCCGTCCACGTACTTCGTCAACCGGAACGCGGTTTGGCCATAGTCGAACTTCAGGTGAATGGACTGGGCAACTTCCGGACCAGACTGATCGTCGGCGATCAGGTAGTCGCTCATATCCGCCAGCGTGATGGCACCAAGCGTACCAAGCGCGGGAACCTTTTCCGTATAACGGATAGGATAACCCCACAAGGTCTGGCCGGGCTTACCCGCCACGTTATTGACAAACACCGGAGCACCACCAGTACCAACACTCACGTTGAACAAAGGCAGTTGCGGGAACGCCGTCCGATTCATCAACCAGACGCAGCTCGCATCATTCCGCACACGCAGGCGGGCATACATCTTGGCTGAATTTTCAAGTACGAACGTCCCAGCATCCTGATCGGTTTCCAGAGCCGTAGTGATAGCAGCTTTGCAATTAAGCAGACCTAACGGCTGGCCGCCACCTTTGCCGGCCAAGAACACCAAATCTTCCTTAAAGCCAATAGCTTCGCCGAACTTCGGGATCAGCCATCCGCCCATCGTCACCGGACTCCATTTCACCCACTCATCCGAAACATAGCCCAAGGCAGTCAGCTTCTTGAGTTTCATCTCAATAGCTGCCAGCGTAGGCTTGGAAGATGTATATTGGCTCAGTTCGTCATCGAAGTAAACCTGAATACCGCCATACACCATTCCAGAGGAATGATCCACATCGCGCAGATAGGGCAACCGGAGCAATTGAGTGCTCATGGGAACCTTCCGCGCCATGCTACGAACAATGGAGTTTTCCAACGCCGCAGTCTGAATCATCTGGCTAGCTGCCGCAAAGATCAAGTAACCACCATCCTGATCCCCGCTAACGATCATACCATCACCGGCAGCCTTCTGAATCATCTTCTCACTACGTTCCCGGGACTTCATCAACCGTTCAGGCTCCCGACCTTTAGTAGCGCGAAGCACATCAGCGCAGAAGTTACCAAATGCGTAATTAACTTCCGAAGGAGTCAATTCTTTCACCGACTTGGAATTGCCAGGAAGATAACCATGACAGGGATCGTCGTCCTGCTTATCATGCACCATGATATGGATGGACTTGTTTGCCCCGGTGGCCATTTCCTTCAGCTTGCCTTCGACAGCAGAGACGGCGGCATCAACCATCTTTTTCTGGATGGCTTCACCGAAGGACTTGCCTTCCTCATCTCCACCACTGGCTTTGACAGCTTCACCAATCTCGCCGTCAATCAGTTCCTTATAGGTTTCCTCATCCACTTCAAGAATGGATCCGGCATCGTGGCCTTTCCAATCTTTCAGCAATTTCACTTTTTTCTTCATAACTTTTCCTTTCGTTTGCTTTGTTGCTTGCTTTCTTCCCTGCTATTGCGTCGGGAGTGGATAGCTTGCGTTATACTAGTTTGCCCGTTTTCCTATTCAGGGCATGTTCAACTGCTTTACTTACCATTCCAACAAGTTCTGCCTCTTTGAGTGGCTTATACAAAACTTTGATATACTCCGGAGGGCGGATAAGCTTGACGGACTTTTCTTGCAGCTTAGCCAAACGGTCCTTTATCTTCTCACTCAACGCTTCGTATCCACTAAGCAAAGCCTCATCTGCTTTATCCAAACCACTATCGAGCTTTTCTTTCTCCTTCACCAAATCATCTACATCGGCTTCGCGTTTAATTAAGCTGACAAGTTTTTTGCCCAAGGATTCGGAAAGCTCCTCGCACTCTTGTTTCTTGGAGGACTTAATCTCAACGCCCTTCTCCTCCTTTGCCTCTTCTACTTCCTCTTTCAGCTTATGCTCCTTGAGCCATTGTTTCACCTGTTCAGGAGTGAACTTATTTTTGTCAAATCGCACCGACTGCAATTCTGTCTTGCCATCCTCCATAACACCAAAGATAAAATCAACTCCTTCGCCGCCTTCATTTTTCTTGCGGACAAAACGTTTATACTTATCAGGATCGTTTTGCCGGGCAGCATGTTCATTAGGAAAAGGCTTCATAGCAGGGAAGATTTCATATTCCCCTTTTTCGTCCAGTAACTCATGGAAGGATTTAACCGTTAAAATCCCATCCTCTTCCTTTATCTTCCAGCCAAGCTGCTGAATAACCTTATCATCCAATCCCTTATTAGCAACCACGCCTTTAACCACCTGAATCATCTCGGCATCAGCATTGCACGGAACTGATACATCACTATGCTCAAGCAATATGCCCTTCGTAATAATACGGGTGACAGACTTGGTCGCTTTATCCTTATCAAATTCTTTCCACTCACTTTGTAACGTATTAGCAACATGATCCCAACTCATTGCGCCCGGTTTAGTAAATTCCAATGGAACAAAGCCAATGGAGCTGGATTTCAGATGGCCTTGACTAACCAAATGCCAAACCACATTCGCCAACGTACCTTCACCTGTATCCGCATAAGACGTCATTGCTTTAATACCAAAGTCATCAGCGTCAATCATTTCGTCACTACCAACAGGCAACAGACTATAGTTATGGTTTACCAAAACGTGCATATACTTGCGAAATTGGTTGAGGTCTAT